CATGGCTAACTCGGTCGCCACGTTCTCCAACCTGTTCAACTCGCAGACGCGCATTGGGCAGCAGTACGAGAACGGCGTGATTACGCACGCGCTCGGCATGGACTGGATGAACGAGGTCACGACCCTCGTTCACACTACCGGCACGCTGGCGGCCTCTGGTTCGACCTACACGGCAGGCAAGGGCTGGAGCTTCGGCACCGTTGCCGGCGCTTCTCAGACTGGCAGCACGCTTACCGTGGCGGCGCTTACGGGCACCGGCACTGCGCTCAAGAAGGGGGACATCATCCGCATTGCGGGCGTGAACGCGGTCAACCGCATCACGAAGGCGGATACCGGACTGTTGCAGACGTTCGTTGTCACTGCTGACGTGGCCAACGGCGCGACCAGCATTCCGATCTATCCGGCTCTTACCCCGTCCAATGCCGGCGTTCCGGTGCCCTACCAGACTGTTGTGAACAGCCCAGCGGCCAGCGCGGTCATCTACTGCGTCACGGCGGCGAGCGTCCAGTATCGCAAAAACCTGGTGTTCAATCCCCAGGCGGTCACGCTCGCGATGATTGACCTTGAGGGCGATCTGGCCGGCGCGAACGTGTCGCGCCAGACGCAGGACGGCATTTCCATGCGTGTTGCCAGTCAGTGGATTTTCACCACTGACCAGAACCCGACCCGCTTGGACGTGCTGTACGGCATGGCTGTGCTGATGCCCGAGTGGATCACAACGGTTGCCGATCCGGTCTGATTGGGAAATAGGAGTTAACAATGGCGTTCAATCATCTTCGTTTCCCCTTCGTCAAGTACCATCCGGTGCTTGGTGAGCGCACTGCCCACAAGCAGGAAGATTTGGACAAGGTGTTTGTCGGGCCGGAGCATGACTGGTTCGACACTCCGCAGGAAGCGGACATGCACCGCACCGCGCGTGAGGCAGCAATGGTGCTGCACAACAGCACTCGGATGCGCGTCGATACCATCGTTGCCCAGGGCGACCCGGACGGCGATGCCCCGAGCCTTGCCGATCAGGCGGACATTGGGACCGTGATTAACAGCGTCTCGCACCACGAGTTCGTTGTGAAGCCGATCCTCAATGCTCCGACCGACGAAGAGCGGCAGGCGGAAGCTGCTCGCATTGACGAGGCTGCGCAGAAGCGGCGTGAGTCGATTGACCATGAGACGGTGCGCGTTGAGGCCACTCCGGCTGCCCACACCGAATCGTCTCCCGGCTAAGTCGTGACCACAGCACGCGACATCATCGACCTGGCGTTGCGTGACGCTGGCGTCCTCGGCGTGGGGCAGACCGCCTCCGCCGAGGACATCAACGGCGGCTTGCGACGGCTCAACATGATGTTGGGCCAGTGGAATGCGCAGAGGTTTCTCGTGTTCCGTCTGATGGATGCGTGGTGCCAGTCCACAGGCTCAGTGAACTACACAGTGGGGCCTGGCGGCGACATTGACATGCCGATGCGCCCCAACCGGATCGAAGGCGCGTTCTTCCGGCAGGGGCCGCCTACTCCGCGTGAGTTCACTTTGGACAGCAGCATCGCGGACGGTTCTGACGTGCTGGCTCCCACGAATCTAGGGGCTGGCACGATTGATTGGCCTCTGACGCTCATGGAGAGCCGTGAGGAATACAACGCAATCGCCTTGAAGGGATTGGGCACGTTTCCCACGGCTTCTTACTACGACCCGCAGATGCCGTTCGGGCGGTTCTATGTGTGGGCAGTCCCGCCGTCGCAATACGAGCTGCATATCTTGGTGCGCGCTCCGTTGCAGACGTTTGCCAATCTGAGCGACAACTTCCTCCTGCCTCCCGAGTATGACGAGGCGATTCACTACAATCTGGTGGTGCGGTTTTGCAGGGCATACCAGCTTCCTGCCGATCCATTCGATATCAACCGCGCGCGCGAAACCATGAGCGTTATTCGCTCGGCCAATGCGCAGATTCCGCTGGCACAGATGCCGGCGATGGTGCGTGGCCGCTGGGGTCCGAACTTCAACATTGGCTCATGGGGATTCGGTAGCGTTCCGGTTGCGCCTGTTACGCCGGTCGCGCCTGCTAGCGGTGTGCTGGGGCAGTTCATCCTTGGCACGAGCACGCTAGGATGACCGGGTATCCGTGGTCTGACGGTCAGACGCTCTTCGCCAACGACCTCGACGCCGCATTTGCTAGCGCGCAGGCCGCCACGGCGGCGGCTCAGGATGCAGCGAACACCGCCAAGACGATTGCCAACACCGCGCAGACTGCCGCCACAGCAGCTCAGGCTGCGGCAGCCGCTGTTGCCGCAGCGGGCATCGCCGTCAACGTTCTCACGGTTGGCGCCAAGGGTGATGGCGCGACTGATGATTCGCCGGCCATTCAAGCGGCACTCAACGCGATGGCTGCAAAGGGCGGAGGGATTGTCTACTGCCCTCCGACCGGCGGTCCGTATCTTCTTCATACGGGCCTGCAAATCCCCGGCGGGGTGCAACTAAGGGGCGCGGCCACCAAGACTCTACAGGGCGGCGGCACGAACGTCGCCGCGTGGTCGGCAGTCGGCACGTGGTTCCAATGCACGGACACCGTAAATGCAGCGGTGAGCCTTGGAACCACATCGCTTGTGGCGCACGGCGCGATGCTATCTGGCATCAATTTCATTTACTCGCAGCCTGTCCCGGGCTCGACGTGGACACCGACGACGTACCCGTGGACCGTCCAAGTGATGTCGGACCACGTTATCGTTGAAGATGTGATGGTGGTAGGCGGAACGCACGGTCTCAACGTAACGGCGCCCAACAACTTTGGCATCGGAGCGGGAATCAGGCTTCGGAACGTCTACCTTTCGACATATGTGCGCGGCCTTAGAACGTTCCTAGTCAACGATACGATCACGATAGACAACCTGTTCGTTGAGGACCAGACGTACGCCGCCGGCTTTGCCTTTCCCGCAGCGGTCGATTACCTTCTGAACAACCTTGTTGGTTGGGAAATCGACTACTGCGACAACCCGCTTGTCACCAACATGTACCTCTTCCTTTGCCGGTTCGGGATGCTCCTGACGGACGAAACCATCCTTGGCAACACGCATAGCCTTTACAACGCGGCAATGACCAATTTGCAGACGGCACTTTGCCGCACTGCGATCTCGGTTGCCTCACCCACCACGACAGCAACGGGCTGCTTTACGAACTGGAATGCGCAAAGCTCAGGCACTGCTACCGATACGCTTTTCAATCTGCCATCCGATAACGTAGATTTCTCGATTGCAAACCTCACTGTCCCTTGGGCCGGTGGCAAGATCGTGGAAATTGGGGGCGGGACGAGGGGGCGCCTGAACGTAGACGGGCTGAATGTCGGGGCATACAGCGCAGTCTCTACCGGCCAACCTGCATTGCAGGTCAACGCGGGCGCCACGCTGGTTCTAGGCAACCGCACCATTACCAAGTTCGGCGGCAACGGTCAGGTGATTGTCGGTGCCGGATCGGGCGGCATCGTGTCCGGTGAAAACCTTCTGTGGCACGTTCTCCCGACTGCCTTGGCCTCCAATATCACGGCCAACGGTGCGGCTCAGTCCGTGTGCCTGGAGAACGATTTCAACCCGGTTGCGACGGGGAAATATCAGGCCCGCATTAGCGGATCGTTTCAGGTGGTCACGCCTCAGGGCAGTGGGACGGCATCGGTCAAGTTGCAGAATTTCCCTGAGATCATCGCGTCTGGCATCAACTGCACATCGGCCACATCGGTAATCTTTGACTCGAACTGGATAGACATTTCGTCCGTCACCAACGTCACCGGAACCGTTCAAGTCACGGCAACTAGTGGCGTTATCTACAATTTCAGCGCGCTCACCGTTCAGTTTCGCTAGGACATTTAACCAATGGGTTTCCCCTGGTCGGATGGGCAGGTATTGAACGCTGCCGATCTCAATGCGGCGGTGGCGGGCGAAGGAAGCATTGCTAGCGACCTTACTCTTAGCGGCAAGCTGACGGTCAATGGCGCATCTCAGAGCACGATATCCAACGGCACGCTCTATGTCGGGCAGAATGACTTTCGCCGCTCGACGTTCTTCACACAAGGGCTGCACAACCAAATAGCGCAGTTCTCCCGCGTAGGGAGTGCGGGAACCGACGTAGCCCAGCTACAGAGCTTCTATCTCGTCAATCACAACGGCGGCCCGGCCGGCAACCTCTTCAACACCACGATCAGTACGAGCGCATCGAACGCGCCAACTGAGGGGACGTGGAACTTCCTTGCCTCGCTCAGCACGTCCTCTGCCTACCCAGACCGCGCCACGGCAGGCGCGGCGACGCAGGTTGCGGGGTACAGCCAGGCGGTTCGCACGGCCATCACAGGCGGCGCGGAAGGCGTTTCGCTCATCGGCCATGTGGTCGAGATGCACGACAACGTTGACCTTCCAAGTTCGCAGCGTGGCGCAGCGCTTACGCTGGAACTGGATTGGGCCGGCAACAATAAAGACGATGACGACAGCACGGGTGTCGTTTCGATTATTCTATCCCAGGCCAACCCGGCTGGCTCTGATTTGCTGGTGGGGAACGGGATTGGGTTCTACGGAAATCCCCATGCAAACCTTAAGCGCGCATTAGATGTAAATGTGGGCTTTACCGAAGCCGTCTTGGACACCAGAAACGCGTTACAAGGTTCGGCAGCGCACGCCGTCTGGCTTGCGACCAATCATACGGTTGCGCTCAGCAGCGATGGCAAGTGGACGATTGGCTCGGACGGAAGCGGGATTCAGTTCGCATTCAATGGCGGCGGCGTAGGCTCGTTCGATTCGTTCAGCAATTTCCACTCTCCGGGTGGCGTTACCGCGTCTGGCTCGATCAAGTCCAGCGCGGCGATTTCGTCGGGCTTTGCTGCGCTTGATACGCGTACGGCATCGGTCGCGCCGGGCAGCAACGCGGTGTGGTTTGCGGACGATCAGCCTCTTTCGTGGAACACCGGAGGGACCGTACAGACCAGATGGAACGGCACTACACATCACCTTGAAACGGTGATGAATGGCGGCGTTCAATCGTGGGTGGACGACAACGGAAACGCATCATTTGGCGGCACGGCGACGGCCGGCGTGCTGCGATCGAACAGTTTCACCACGCCTGGCAACACGATCACGCTTTCAGGATCGACGGTGCCGACTGCTCCGGCCGATTTTGGCGTCAATTGGGCTGGCACGTCCACCATTGCCGACAATACCAGCCTGTACAGCGTTAACATCGGCGCGGCGGCGGATTCAGCGGCTTTGACCGGTGCAGGCGGTGGCCTGAGCTATCTGCGGGTGGATTCCAACACGGCAACCGGCTTTCAGGGCGCGCGTACTGGCGTCCTCTCGCAGCTCTCGCTCAATGCGGCGACAACGCTAAATGCAGCATCTGACGGTCTGACGGGGCTTGCCTCGAAAGTCATCGGGGCAGCCAACGGGGGCGGTGTCACCACTGGCTTCGGTGTATCGAATTTCGGCATGGGCGCAATT